ATGTACAATTGATTAATTCATATCAACATTTTCAAGAAATTAATATTGAGCAATACGAGTCAAAAGTTGAAACTGACTTTAAACGCAAGTACTATACTGAAACACCATCAGTATTAATTCCAATAGCAAAACATTATGAAAAATACGAAAACATATATGATCATATTGAGCAAACTATAAATAAAATTAGTGAAAACATACGTGAATATGATTTTTTAAATCATTACGTTGCTCCATTATTCTACAATATTGAAAAACAAGGTATTAAATTATTAAAGGAGCCATTCATTGAACACTTCAAAACATTACCCAATCCTAAATTTTCAGTATCTAAAGGTAAAATATACACACAATATAATTTAAATACATTAACTGGAAGACCGTCAAATGCATTTAATGGTATTAATTTTGCTGCTCTAAATAAAACAAATGGTGAACGTGCCGCATTTATTCCCGAAAATGATTTTTTAGTTGAAATCGATTTTAAAGCATACCACCCAACTATAATAGCTAAATTAGCTGGATATGAATTTACAGGAAACATATATGATCAATTAGCTAATGAATTTCCTGGATCAACACCTGAAACAATTAAGGAATTAGTATTCCAACAGTTATATGGCGGTGTTAGAAAGGAGTTCCAAGATAAGCCGTTCTTTTCCCAAGTAAATGACTACACAAATCGATTATGGAGTAATGATGGAGCAATTGGTACACAATTCGGTAAACGTTTCACCAAACAAATGATTGAAAATCCAACACCACAAAAACTACTCAACTACATTGTACAAAATACCGAAACTATATTTAATGTAGTGCAATTTTCCGCAGTAATAGATTTCCTTAAAGATAAGAAAACTAAAATTATTCTATACACATACGATTCCATATTGCTTGATTACGATTCGTCGGAGAATTTATTAAATAGCATAACTTCGCTACTAAAATTTAATTACTCCACGAAAACTGGACACAATTACGCAGAGATAAAATAAATTATATATTTATGTTGGACTTAAGTTACGATTTATTTAATAAAACATTTTCTGCCATTAACAAATTATTCTGTACATTCACGGCTCTTGAAGAACTAGACGAAACTTTAAACACTTTAACGACTAAATATACTATTTTATATTCTAAAATATTTGTATTAGAATCGCTATCGACTGACGAATACATTTGTACTTATAATATTGATACATTTAATATGGAGCAACAATCGGTGTTGCCTAATACAATATTGCTACATCGTAAAAAAGAGTCAAATACGTTATATACAATAAATGCATTAAACGCATTAATAAAGTCTTTAAACAACGGTATATTAGATACTAATTACCGTATTACCTGGTTGGATTATAAAAATTCAATCTTATTGATTCAAAGTAATGATTTAAATATCATTCAAACAAAAATTCACAGAATAATTAATCTGTAAGATTTCTCAATTACATTTATCAAGTACAATTTTTAAAACTTAAATAGTTATATTATGGATTTAGCTTTGTTAAAGCAAAAATTAGGTAATCTTAACGCACCCAAAAACAGTGGTGGTAAGACTTACGAAAAAATCGACTACACGAAAGTGTTCTGGAAGCCTCAGGTAGGCAATTATACGATTCGCATCGTACCCGCAAAAGCGAATAAGCAAAACCCATTCAAGGAAGTATATTTCCACTATGGATTTGCTAAAGGACCAGTATTAGCTCTAAACAACTTTGGAGAAGCTGATCCAATCATGGAATTTGCAGCAAAATTACGTCAATCAAAAGATCGTGACAACTGGGCATTAGCCAAGAAGTTAGATCCAAAAATGCGTGTATTTGTTCCTGTTGTTGTTCGTGGCGAAGAGCATTTAGGTGTTCGTTTATGGGAATTTGGAAAAGAAGTATACAAATCATTACTAGGATTTGCTGCTGATGAAGATTACGGTGATTTTACTGATATCCATGATGGATTTGACTTTAAAATCGATGCCGTACACGCTGAAGTTGCTGGTCGTAAAGTAGTTAGTTGCACATTACGTCCTCGTCCAAAAGCATCACCAATTTCTGAAGATATTAATTTGATTAATAAATTCTTAGAAGAACAACCTGATATCATGGCTATTAATCGCAAACGCGAATACAATGATATTAAGGAATTATTGGCTAAGTGGTTAAATCCAGAAGCTGAAGAAGAACAAGCAGCACCTGCTGCTCCTGCTCCAACACCTGCAGATCCAACTCCAGCAGTATCACCGGAATGGGACGCTTTAGCTTATGCTTTTCCCACTGAAGATAAATCATTTAGTTTAAAAACTAATTCATCCGATAAATTTGACGAATTATTTCAATAATGGCAAAAAAATCACCATCCGAGACTGTCACCCATATTTTGGGTGACAAGTCTAAATTTAACTTATCTGCATTTAAGAAATCTAAATACTTAGATCAGACTACTAAATTTAAAGAACAAAAATGGATCCCATTTACTCCAGCAGTTAAGGAAGCACTTTCTATTCCTGGAGTACCAATGGGACAAATTACGATTGCGCGTGGAGGTTCTGATACAGGTAAAACAACTTTACTTATTGAAACTGCTGTTACTGCTCAGAAAATGGGTATATTACCTGTATTCATCATTTCGGAAATGAAGTGGGACTTTGCTCATGCCCAGAAAATGGGACTAGAATTAACTGCAGTCCCAGATGAGGAAACCGGTGAGATAATTAATTATGATGGCTTTTTCCTTTATATTGATAGAGGATCAATCGATCATATTGAAGATGTAGCCGCATTTATTGCTGATATCATGAACGAGCAAGCAAAAGGACGTTTACCATACGATTTATTATTTCTATGGGATTCAGTTGGATCATTACCATGTCAAATGAGTGTAGATCAAGGCAAAAACAATCCAATGTGGAACGCTGGTGCAATGGCTACTCAATTTGGTAACTTTATCAATCAGCAATTTCCATTATCACGTAAGGAAAAGTATCCATACACGAATACATTCTTTGTTATTAATAAAACAGGTGTTCAGCCGGCTATGATGCCAATGGCACAACCTAAACGTACTAATAAAGGTGGAGATACGATGTATTGGGATGCTGCTGTTGTTATTACTTATGGTAACGTAACTAATTCAGGTACATCTAAGATCAAAGCAGTTAAAGATGGCAAATCAGTAGAATTTGCTAAACGTACTAAAATAGCGATTGATAAGATCCACGCTGATTGTGGCGTAGCAACTGCATCTACTATTATCGTTACTCCACATGGTTTTATTAGCGATACACCAAATGCAATCGCTAAATATAAGAAAGAACATGCACGTGAGTGGTTCCAAGGACTAACAGATGTAGATGATCTACAAATTACTGAAGATAGTAGTGAGTGGGATGAAGGTAAAAATATCGCTCCAACAATTGCTATTGATGATGAATTAGATAATGAATAAAGAATTTCTAAACAAGTTATTCTCTGAGTTAAGCGCAGATAAAAATAATTCAAAGAATGCTAGAGTACTCATTGTAGATTCAATGAATACATTCCTACGTTCATTTGCTATTATTCAACACTTAAACCCCAACGGCCACCATGTAGGTGGTCTTGTTGGCTTCCTTAAATCGGTTGGTTATGCTATTAAGCTATACCAACCGAGTAGGGTTATTTTAGTATTTGATGGACAAGGTAATTCCACTAATAAGAAATACTTATATTCTGATTATAAAGCAAATCGTACTAATATTAAAGTAACTAATTGGAAAGTATTCGGCGATAAAAAGGAAGAAAGCGAATCAATGGCTAATCAAATGGGGCGATTAATTGAATACTGTACTCAATTACCAGTATCGATGATTTGTATTCCAAAAATTGAAGCCGATGATGTAATGGGTTATTTAGTTAAAAAATTTGAAGCAGACCCAGAAACAGATAAAGTAACAATTATGTCTGCTGATAAGGATTTTCTACAATTAGTATCAGATAAAACAGAAATATACTCACCAACTAAGAAGAAAACATACCGAGCTGATGATGTATTAGAAGAATATTTTGTACATCCAAATAACTTTATTAATTACAAAATGTTATTGGGGGATTCTGGCGATAACGTTCCTGGAATACAGGGATTAGGTCCTAAAAAAGTATTTAAGTTATATCCTGAATTAATGGAGTCTACTCCTATTGATTTAGAATATATGCTAAATAAAGCAAAGTTAAATGAAGATAAAAATCAATTATATACTAAAATCCTTCAATTTGAACGCCAATTAGGTATTAATTACCAATTAATGTCGTTAAAAGATCCGAACATAGACGACGAGGATAAGCGCATCGTTGACGATGCAGTTGAAAATGCACCACCATCACTGAATATAGGGAATTTCGTTGAAATGACGGAGGATGATCAACTAAATGAGCGGGTAAATTGGCAAGGATGGTTGATAGAGAATTTTTCCTCATTAGATTGGAAACAATAAGTTTTACAAATAAAGGTTATAAATGACTTCATTAGAAAGTTTAGATAAGTACGGGAATTCGTTTCAAACCAAAGTACTAGGTTTGTTGCTTACAGACCGGAAATTTTTAGTAGATGTATCAGATTCAGTTACAGATGAATATTTTGAGAATACAGCACGAAAATGGATCATTACTCGATTAAATAAATACTTTGATGAATACCATACTACTCCTACAATGGAGGCGCTACAAATCGAAGTAAAAAAAGAAGATAATGATGTATTAAAGATTGCTGTTATTGAGGAATTAAAGGAAGCCTATAAAATGGCTGATAACGCACACGATAAAGAATATATCGAACAGGAATTTATTAAATTCTGCCAAAACCAACAGATGAAAAAAGCAATTATGACATCTGTTAGTTTGCTTGAAGATGGAGATTACGAATCAATTCGTTCATTAATTTCTAAAGCAATTATTACATCACAAGAAAAAAATACGGGACACGATTTTGTATTAGATGTAGAAGCACGCTATAGACCAGACGATAGAGGCGTTATTCCTACACCTTGGCCACAGATTAATTCAATTACGCAAGGTGGTTATGGTAAAGGCGACTTAATTATATTCTTTGGCGGACCGGGTTCGGGCAAGTCGTGGGCTGCCATTTCGATGGCGTTAGAAGCGGCTAAATCAGGCTACAATATTGTTTACTATACATTAGAATTAGGTGAAGGATACGTTGGGCAACGCTTTGATGCTAATTTACTTAACATCCCAGTTGATCAATTACCACTACATCGGATTAAAATCGAAAATGCAACTAAAGGATTAGCAGGTAAATTAATCATTAAAGAATACCCACCAAAACGTGCATCATTAGATGATATTGAGCGCCATTTGGACCAATTATGGAATCAGCATAATTTTAAACCAGATGCCATCTTTATTGACTATTTAGATTTATTAAAAAACAGACAAAAAGCAAGAAATGAACGTAAAGATGATTTAGATGATATCTATACTGATGCTAAAGGATTAGCTAAAGAATTAGGTATACCAATTATATCACCATCACAAGTAAATCGTTCAGGTGCTGCTGATAAAGTAGTAGAGGGTGACAAAGCTGCGGGATCGTATGACAAAATCATGATTGGTGATATCATCATATCTACATCTCGTCTACGAAAAGATAAAGTAGATAATACTTCTCGTTGGCATATTATTAAAAATCGTTATGGTACAGATGGTATTACATTCAATTGTGATTTTGAAGGATCTACAGGTATAACTCGTATTACGGGCGAATACATTGAAGATGAAGAGTCAGATTCTCCACAACAATCTCCACAAAGAACTAAACAAGACTTTGATCACGATGATAAAGATTATTTACGAAAGAAGTTTTTTGAACTGGCGACTCCTTCTTAATTATTGTTAGTATATATTGTATTTATTGTAGCACCTATAAAAATTAAAATAAAATCTATGTTAAAAGTTATCAAATTCTCTGCAAGCTGGTGTGGTCCCTGCAAGCAGCTCTCCCCTATATTTGATCAAGTTAAATCAGAAGTATCTGGTGTTTCATTCCAAGATGTTGATGTAGATGCTGAATCAACATTAGCAATTAAGTACAATGTAAGAGGTGTTCCTACTATCATTATTGAAAAAGATGGACAGGAAGTAAAACGTCTTGTTGGAATGCAACAAAAAACATCATTAACTTCAACTATTAACTCGTTTAAATAATATGATCACAGATAAGCGCTTATTTTACAAACCGTTTGAATACGACCAAGCACATGAATTTTTAAAACAACAGCAACGTGTGCACTGGTTACCCGAAGAAGTTACATTAGCTGCTGACGTTAATGACTTTAAATTAAAATTAAGCGAATCAGAAAAAAATCTAATCGGACAAATATTAAAATCATTTGCTCAGACTGAAACACACGTTGAGGATTATTGGTCATCTAATGTGTCGCATTGGTTTCCAAAACCAGAAATACAATCAATGGCTGTTACGTTTGGTTCATTTGAATCAATTCATGCTGAGGCATACTCATTACTAAACGAATCATTAGGTTTAGATGATTTTGCCGCATTTATGGATGATGAAGAAGCTCGTAATAAAATTGAGCGATTACAGCAAGTAAAATCAGGTACAATGGATGAAATAGCGCAATCATTGGCTATATTCTCAGCATTTACCGAAGGTGTTAATTTATTTTCATCATTTGCTATCCTAATGTCATTTCAAATGAGAAATCTAATGAAAGGTATGGGACAAATCGTTGCTTGGAGTGTTAGAGATGAATCATTACATTCAAAAGCTGGATGTTGGTTATTTAGACAATTACTAGAAGAACGCCCTGAATTAAATACAATCGATTTACAGGAACGTATTAA